TCAACACAATCAAAATAAACGAAGAAAAATTAAATTAAGTAAAAGCAAAAATAATCCACAATTTAATCAACAAATAGACAATGTTATTCACATAGTCAAAAAGGATAAGTAAATGGGTGTAGCAAAAACTTCATTTGGGTGTAGCAAAAAGGATACTGAATCTAGACCTATTATCTAGATTTAATAGGTAGATATATTATGACAAATTATGTAGATCCTAAGTTAGTTGCCAAAGCATTGGCAAGGGTAACTAAATCATCTAATATTCATTACACATCTGCTGTTAAAAAGATTAAAAAAAATCGCAAACAATATTATCAAAATAAGACGACTAAAACATTACAAAAATCATTATCTAAAGATCGCTTTAATACCTACCTTGAGGAGTTATATAAACATGATAACGACTAACCTTACAATTGATGAATTAGATAGATTTTTACAAATTTCATCATTTTGTGATAGTAAAATGCCTAATGTAAAAGCTAAATCATTACCTACAATGTATAAAGTGTTTGAAAATAGTATTGGTATTGGAGATGACAAAGATAGCATTAAATATTCGGACAAACACCTTGCTAGACTCAAAATTACATTAACTTCAAGACAAATTACAATTTACGATTTTATTGCTATTTTAATGTTGGATGCAGCAGAAAAAGACAGAGAATTATTATATTTAAGGAATTTTCCACAAAGAAAAAGTTTAAGACAGATGAAAAGAATGTATTTGGATTGGTCACATACTAAAATTGGATATGAGTACAATAAAGCTTTGATTGCTGTTTGTAAGATTGCAAATAAAAATTTAAAAAAATATTTTACAAGTTGACAAATAACTATTAGAAAAAAAATACACTACATATAAATAGGTTTTATCATTTCCTACTATATGTAGTTTTTTTTTAGGCAGATCAGCTTTTTTTCTTTCTTTCTCTCTCTCAAATAAACTATCTGCCTAAATACCAAAATTTACTTAAATTGGTTTAAAGTCTTGTAATTTGTGCTTTTTTTGAAGCTTCTTACATTTAAATATGTCTTTTAAAGTTTCTTTTTTCTTAAAAACTTTAACAATATCAATTTTAAACATACTTACTGGATTAGTTAATATTTTATTGTTTCTTATCATATTATTCCTCTCTGATTCGGTTAATAACGAATCTAAGTCATTTAACATGAGTGATAACTAGATTACAACCCTTAATTTAACAATAAAATGGCTAATAAAACAAAAAAAAATAACAAAGTATTACAAGAAATCTATGAAGAACTTGCAACTGGAGCTTCTATAAGAAGTTGTTTATCTCCAAGAAATAAAAAAGAAGATAGACCATGTTGGCAATCATTTAGAACATGGATGGCTAAAGACCAAGAGATTAGAAAAAATTATGAACAAGCTAAGACTGATGGAATAGAATATTTATTGTCTGATGCAACAGATACTATTAATCAGGCATTAGAAGATAGTAAATTTAAGGAAAAAACAGATTTAGGTCAGACTCACTTAATCAAATCATTTATTGATCTAACTAAGTGGAAATCAGAACGATTAGCACCTAAATCTTACTTAAAAAAGGATACTTTACAGCTTTTAGGATCAGATTCATCTCCACTTGTTGTTAAGTGGGATAAATAAACTGTTGATTAGCTTAGTTAATGTTAGATTCATGGGAATCAGAGATTAATCTAGCACAGACTTACTTATAGTGTGATATTTTTGCAACAGTGTGATATTTATGTTTAGAATCATTCTAAATTAGTACAAAATAACAAGTAATGTATATTTTATTTATATTTTTATAAATAAATGGCTAAATTATTAAGTTATTTAACTAAATCAAATGATTAACAATCATTTTACTCAGTTTTGCACCAAAAAGTCATGGGGTTAAATAAAAAGCGACCCCCAAAACTATATTGAGATTTAAAAAAAAACTTAGGGAAGTTACACACAGCTAGAACAAGGAATTTGAATGTACGAATTTGGTGATAAAAAATTAGGTTATACTGCTATCGTTTATGTGATGGAATCTACTAATAGTGTAATTGTACACTTTGATGGTTTCAACAATTTAAAGGAATGTAATAAATTTTCTTATCAGATTATGGATGATCTTGGAATAGAACCTTTATTTAAACCTCAAGATATAACTTTACATTAATTTTTTTAAAAAATGCCAAATATAGTTATACCTTACAAGCCAAGAGTCTTGCAGAAGATATTACATAAGGAAATAGATAAACATAGGTTTAGTGTTTGTGTTCTACATCGTAGAGCAGGTAAAACAGTCATGTGCATAAATCATATGCTCAAGGCAGCTTTAACTAACAAGCTACTTAACCCCAGATATGCCTTTATATCGCCCTACAGGCTACAAGGAAAGGCAACAGCATGGGATTACATCAAACAGTTCGCAGGTAAAATTCCTGGCACTAAATTCAATGAGAGTGAGCTTAGATGTGATTTACCAAATGGTGCTAGAATAACAATTCTTGGTGCTGAGAACGATCAGGCTATAAGAGGTATTAGTTTAGATGGTTGTGTATTTGACGAAACACAATCTATTAAACCAACCATATTTCCAGAAGTCATAAGACCAGCTTTGGCAGACCGAAAAGGTTGGTGTATATTTATTGGGACTCCAAAAGGTCGTAATTCATTTTATCAATTATATGAACAAGCTATTAGAAACAAAACTTGGTATGCTTGTACTTATAAAGCTAGTGAAACAGGAATTTTAGACGATGAGGAATTACAAGCTGCAAGAGATGTAATGTCTAAGGACTTATACGAACAAGAATTTGAATGTTCGTTTCAAGCAGCAATAACAGGATCGTATTATGGAACTATAATAGAAGATTTAATTAAACAGGGTAGAATGGAGTCTAATCTTTATGATGAAGATTTAGATGTAGAAACCTGGTGGGATCTTGGCATGAATGACCAGACAGCGATCTGGTTTGTGCAAAAGTATAAAAAAGAAATAAGATTAATTGATTATTATGAAAATTCTAGTCAAGGACTAGATCATTATGCCGATATTTTAAAAAATAAAGGTTATGAATATAATAATCACATATTACCCCATGATGTTAAGGTTAGAGAGCTTGGCAATTATGGTAAAACTAGACTTGATAGTTTATTAGAGTTTGGAATAGTTGGTGAAGTAGCTCCTAAGATTAGTATTGAAGATGGCATAGAAGCTGTCAGAAAAAATTTAATGAATTGTTGGTTTGACCAAGATAAGTGTGCAACTGGCATAGAATATTTAAAAGCCTATTCTAAAAAATGGGATGATAAGGCTCAAGTTTTTAAATCTAAACCCATGCACTCTTACGCAAGTCATTGTGCCGATGCTTTTAGAACAGGAATAGTTGGGCAAGGAATAGAACTTTCAAATTGGAAAAAAGAAGTTCCTATTAACACAAATTATATAGTTTAAAAAGTTATGGCACAAAAAGTTACAGAAATAGAATTAAGAGGAATAATTAATCAAGAGATAAACAACTCTCTAGGTTATATGGGTGGCAACCTATCATCTCAAAGAAAAAAATCTTTAGAGTATTATATGGGAGAGCCATTAGGTACTGAGATAGATGGTAGATCACAAGTTGTTTCAACAGATGTCGCAGATACTATTGAAACTATCTTACCAAATTTATTAAGGGTTTTTACTTCATCCAATCAAGTAGTTAGATGCGAACCTGTTAAATCAGAAGATGTACCATTAGCTGATCAAGTTACAAATTATATAAATTATATTTTTAACAAAGATAATAATGGTTTTAGTGTTTTATATACTTGGTTTAAAGATGCTCTTTTAGAAAAAAATGGTATTGTTAAAGTTTATTGGGATGATACTGAAAAGGTTGAGCAAGAAACATACGAAAATTTAAGTGATTACGAATACGATTTATTGATGCTTGAGTCTGATATAGAAGTTATATCAGAAGAAAAATTTGTAGATGAATATGCAGTTACAAAATTAGAGCAGTTAAAACAAGAAGCTGCACTTAATGGTCAAACAGTTGAAGAAGTTCCTACACCTTATTTACATAATTGTATTATTAAAAGAACTAGAAATTCTGGTAAAGTTAAAATAGAAAACATACCACCAGAAGAATTTTTAATTCAAAGAACTGCAAAGTCTATTGAAGATGCAAATTTTGTTGCACATAAAGTTTTAAAGACTAGATCAGAACTTATTGAGATGGGTTATGATAAAGAAGTAGTTGAAAATTTACCAACAACAAATGCTATTCTTTTAAACGATGAAAGATTAACTAGATATTCAGATATAGATGAAAGTCCATTTAACGATGCACCAGATACATCTACTCAAGAAATAGAAATATATGAGTGCTATGTCAAAGTAGATATGGATGGTGATGGTATTGCCGAACTTAGAAAAGTAATAGTTGCTGGTGAAAGTGGTTATGAAATTTTGGAAAATATGCCTTGTGATAATATTCCTTTCTGTTCATTAACTCCAATTCCAATGCCACACAGATTTTATGGTAGATCGGTTTCAGAATTAGTAGAAGATGTTCAATTAGTTAAATCAACTGTTATGCGACAGCTATTAGATAATATGTATTTAACTAATAATAATCGTACTGCAATAATGGATGGTCAAGTCAATCTTGATGATTTACTTACAACAAGACCTGGTGGAATAGTAAGAACTAAACAACCACCATCTCAAGTGATGATGCCAATGCAATCACAAGCAATATCACAACAAGCTTTTCCATTATTAGAATATTTAGATACAGTAAGAGAATCTAGAACTGGTGTTACAAGATACAATCAAGGTTTAGATGCAGATAGTTTAAATAAAACTGCAACTGGTGTTAATGCACTAATGAGCCAATCTCAAATGAGAATGGAATTAATAGCAAGAGTATTTGCTGAAACTGGTGTTAAAGATTTATTTAAAAGAATTTTTGAGCTTACTTGTAAGTATCAAGATAAGGAAAGAGTTGTAGAATTAAACAATCAATTTATTCCAGTTAAACCTACTGAATGGAAAAATAGATACAACATTTCTATTACAGTTGGTTTAGGCACAGGATCTAACGATCAGCAAATTGTAATGTTGAATAATATCTTAGAAAGACAACTACAAGCATTTCAATTACAGGGTGGTCAAGAATATCCAATGGTTAGCCTTAAAAATATTTATAATAGTTTAGCAAAAATTATTGAAAATGCTGGTCTTAAAAATGTTGAAACTTATTTTGTTAATCCTGATATGGGCAAACAAATGGTACAACCAAAAGCTCCACCACCACCTACACCAATTGAAAAAATTGAATTTACTAGAATTGCAAGTGAAGAAAAACGAAAACTTGCTGATCTTGAATTACAACTAAAAGAAATTAAGAGCAATAATGCTAAGATGCTTTTAGAAAACGAAATTAAAATGAAAGAACTTGAGCTTAAATATAATGCTCAAATAGATTCAGCACAAATTAAAGCAGAAGCAGATTTAAATAAAATGCTTGTTGCTGAGAGTACAAAAGACTTTAGGGATGCACAACAATCACAACAAAAACTAGAACAACAGATTGAGTCATTAAATGGACAACCAAGAACAAGGCAAACTCCAACAGGAAGTAAACCAATCTAACAAGGTTAAACAACTTTTTGAAAATCCATTATTAAAAGAGTCTTTTGATAAATTAAGAAAACTTTATTCAGAAACTTTATTTAATACTGGTGCAAAAGAAAACGAAACCAGAGAAAAACTTTGGTTAGCTTACCAAGTGGTAAGTAAAGTTGAACAAAATTTACTAGAAATTTTAGATACTGGAAAACTAGCTTCTAAACAATTGGAAGATTTTAGAACTAGCATCAAAAGAAAATAATTCTAAACAAATAAGTTTAGGATAAGTCAACCTCATAAGAGGAACTTAACTTAAAAAGGAAATATATGTCAAACAATGCCAATCCCTTACAGGAAGCACAAACTGATGTTGATAAAGCTGCTGATGCAGTATTTGGTTTGTTAAATCCAAAAGAAGAAGAAACTATTGGACAACAAGAACCACCAAAAGAAGAAATTAAACAAGATTCTCCTGAACCCACAAAAGAGGAATCTTCTAATGAAGATCAACCAGAGGAACAGGAAATAACTGAAGAAACAGAATCTGAACAAGAGGAAGTTTCTGAAGAAGATGTATCTCAAGACGAAGAACAGTCTGATGTTCAAGAGAA